CACCAGCTACTGTCATTTCGTTTAGTAAATCTTTTAATTTAATGTTAGCCATAATTTATCTCCTTAGATATAAATATATAATTTTTTTATTTTATCAGTTTGTATGCAATAGATGCCATCTTAGATATAGATAACTTCTCATACTTCTTTTTGTTAGCACCAGTTAAAGCCTTATGTACCTTCATTATAGCATTAGCAGTTTGCATATCTATAATGACTCCACCGATTCTTTTAAATTGTTTTTTCTTGACAATATCTTTTATCTTATCTATATTGTTAGCTTCGTTTACGGATTCTCTAATTTTCTTTCCACCTTTCTTTTTCATAATTTTGTCTAACTTAACACTATTGGAATCGACAGTATAAGTCATCTTATTGAAATCAGGTTTACCTTTTACACCAGCTCTACTCAACATAGCATCCAGCTCATCCATATTGGTTGCCGTCATGCCTTTGAACTTATAAACCGCTTCTTTTCTCATTCTACGAAAATCAGCTGCTGTGGTAGGAGCTGATTTCTTTTTAGGTTTATCATCTTTCTTTTTAAACTTATCTTTAATTCTTTGGAATATACTTTTAGCTTTCTTGTGAGCAGATGGGTCTGTACTAGCATATTTAGATTGACGAGCAGTATTGACTGATACTTTTTTACCTTTAGCATTTTGTATAGCCATACGAGCTGCAGTTGCAATTACTGCTGGATTTTCATTAAGTTTGGCTTCTTTGACTCCTTTACCACCCATTTGTTTATAAACCTTTATTAGATTCTTTAGATGGTCTTCGTCTCTAGCATTAGTGACTCTACCTTGTTTTTTAATTTTCTTTTGAAACATTAGTATAGCATCTTTGAGTTTGTTTATTTCCATACCGGCTTCATTCACATTCTCTTTCTTTAAACGACTCTTTTCAGCTCTTCCTCTGTTTTTAGATTGTGATTCGAATCCCACTATCTTTCCCCCTTTATGTGAGGCGTCTTTGCCATCACCATTTCCATAAGTACCTTTCTTACGATTGTACTTATTTAATTCTGCTCTATACTTTTTAGACTTTGTAGAAGATTGAAATTTCTTATACTCATCTTTATAGTCTCTTTCTTCCTTTACCTTTTTAGGTAAGTCGTCATGCTTTGTTTTAGCATACTTCCTTACACTACTCTTCTTCATAGACTTAGCAGCCTTTTGAGCTGCTTTTGAAAATTTACCAGCAGGTGCTTCACCCTTTTGTATAGCCCTAACAATACCCATAAACTTTTGTTGTTGTTTGGACTTAGATGGCATTTAACCTCTCATTATATCGTTAATGACTGCTTCTACTTTACCATACTTAGTATCACGAACTGAAATATTGTTATCAACACTCTCATTCATTGGATACAAGAAAGCACCATGTGTAGATGGATTAGAAACAAAATCAAAAGCGATTAGTTCAAAGTCATCACCTACTCTTTGTGCATCTGATTCGTTCATAGATTCAACTGAACCCATACCACGAGAAGAGATACCCAACTTAATTCCATTCTTAAATAATTCTCTTAGTATATTACCACTTGGAGTTGTAAGTATTTCTACTGTACCAACTAAATCATCACCATTGAAGTTCATATCTGTAATGTTATGTGATACATTAGATAGATTCACAACAGATGATTCAGGATGGTCAAGTTCTCCCATAGCTCTTTTTTGTTTTACGAACCCTTCGGAATACTTCTTTGCTTCACGCATTAAAATTTCTCTTGGGTATACTCTACCATTTTGATTTTTAGTATCTGCTCTTTGTAGAACACCCTTAACAACTAACTTTCCGTTGTTTTCTTTCATAGCCTCGTTTATCTGGTCAGGCCCTACCTCAAATGGTAAATAGTCTACGATTAATTGTTTCATTTTAAACTCCTAAATGTTCTCTCATAAATTTCTTTTAATATACGAGGATTCTTTTTTGATTCCTTTATTGCTTTATATTTTTTTCCATCGATTACTTTGATTGATTCGTCTTGTTCTTCTTCGTAATCCATTATTTGTTTTTTCAAATCTCCTAAAGTCATATCAGCATCATCAGGTATAGATGCTATTGTATCATCATCATACTTTGAACTAACTAAATCCATACCATCCCAATACACATCATCGCCCATCTTATCAACAACTTCAGAATCATTTTTTAACATATCCATAATATCATCCGTATCGATAGGACCAGAGTTAGCATCTGATATTTCTACATCATCACTTTCTTCGTTGTCACTACTATCTCTTTCAAAATCACTACCACCTAACTTACCACCTTGTGGTTCTTTCGGCTTTTTACCACCATCGTCATCGCTCTTTTGGTCAGCAGATTTTACATACTTACCAGAGTCGGTTTTTGCATAGACATCAGCATCATCGTCATCTTCCTTACCTTTTAGTTTGAACCTACCGAAACCGATAGATACATACTTATCGTCTTCATCCTCATTTATACTTTGTGCTATTTCTAATAGTGATATCATTAATCTTTCTCCATCATTATTTCATGTTTAAGACTTTCCAATTGTTCTATCCATTGTCCAAGTCTTCTTAACATATAAGTTTTATCTACATCTTTCTTTTGTATCTCAACCTGCCATCTTTTTAACAGAGTCGAAATACTAAAAAGAGTATCCATATAGGATTTCTTTTTGTCTTCAAACGCCATAACGAAGCTACTGTAATTGACCAACTTTGTTTGCTAGTTTTACTAACCTCTCACTTATTTTATTTAAAGCCTTATGTGTATTTTTCCAATATGACCTAGAATCAACTTTTAATTCATTTTTAAGACGAACATTCATCTTTACTAACTTGTTCAATTCGTTAAGACTATCTCTAATCTCTCTCATTGAACGACCAATTTTTTGTTTTGGTGATAAGGTATCGTCATTTCTATAATCGTGATACTTACCCTCATTTACTTTACTGTATCCAGTGGAATTTGTAGCTATCTTCTTCTTTTTCTTCTTATCTTTACTTCTACCACCACTAAATGCGTAAGGTGTTTGGTAACCTGGTGTGGCAGCTGAAGTAGAAGCCTCATCAAGTTCCCTTTTGATTAACTCTCTGATTATCTCTTTGAGTTTATCCATTTTAGACATTTTCAAGCTCCTTAACTAATTGATAATACCTCATTAGCGTAACTACTTGTTTATCTTCAACAATTCTTCCCTTCATAAGAGTTTCTGCTTGATTAATAGCTTCTTTTAGCTTAATCTTAGTAACTTTATCACTAACTTTAGGTAAAAACGATTGGAGTTTGGATTTTACCTTAATTGTTTCAGTTTCTACGAACTCTTTAAGAGAATTAGTGTTAGAAATGTTATTTATGTATTCTTTTAGCAAATTTCTTTGATTTGCACTAAGATTACTGTACTTTTTGTTAAATTTTTCGACTAATATACCATAAGCAAGTAATCTCAAGTCTTTTTCTTGCTTTTTGTATCCTTCAACCATAACATTCTCTTTCTTTTTAGTTGAAAGGTTCTTTCGTGTTATGTTTTCTATAATTGTAAAGCGACTTTCTGTTTCTGTCTGTGGATTCATAGCTTCTTTTGTTGAAAATAACTTAAAGATAGAAGCGTTTACTTTATAGTTTGGTATTCTAGCCATAAAAAAATCATTTATATCATAATTGGAGCGAACTTCTTTGATTAGATTATATTTTTCTCTTTTTAGAGAAGCTTCGTTTAATTTAGTACGAGCAGTTAAGACAGCATCTACTAAATGATTAGCTTTTGTTTCTGATTTGTAATTCTCAACAGTCAATACTCTGTATAATTCGTATTCTCTACCTAATTGAGTATTCTTATTAAAAAATTCTTTTAGAATTTTAGCCGCTGAACCTTTTTTATCATTATTAAGGACATCAACTGTAATTTGTCTTGTCAACAACTCAAATAAGATACCAGTATTACGGATCTTTGAGTGTTTTGTCTTTGAACTCATATTATACTCCAATCGTTTATATAATTCTTCATATATAAATATATGATTACTTAATTTTTCTTAGTATTAAGAGAAGATACTTCTGATTTATATTCGTTTTCTAACTCACTTGACTCAGAAAGTAGTGTCTTCGCGTTTTTACCTAAGTGTTTGAACAAATTTTCGTAGTGGTGTGTTGCTACAGCACCATGAGCCATCTTCTTATCATGTGCTCCTAATGGATCTCTACCTCTAGCACCACTATCTTTACCATACTTATTAGCTTCTTTAGGTTTTCCAGCACCTGGTTGTCCACCTTCCTCTGAACCACCTTCATCGTCTAACTCGTGACCAGTTCTACCCATAGCTAAATCTGATGGTGTGCCTTGTGATTGACCACTTTTAGCAGGATCGTTACCTTCAGCTTCAATCTGTTGTCTTCTAAATTTGTTTTTGTAATCAAAAATTATTTGGTCATCGTTTTCTTTCATTTCTTCGTCACTAAAGCCAAACACATTTTTGTAAATCCATTCTGTTGACATCAAACCATCTCTAATCATCGAATCGGCAAGAGAAGCTTTTTGATTCCATAATTCAAGTTTTTCTTGTTCGTATATAGTAGATGGATTAGTAAGTTTTAAGTCAAAGTTTACCAACTCTTGGTCACGATAACCTTGAGAATACAGATGAACTACAGCAATCTTAGTTAACTCACTAACTACAATTCGCTGTATTCTTTCTATTGTTCTAGCAAACCTAACATCCTCAGCAGCTAATGTAGCTTTAGAACCCAATCCTTCTTCGTATCCTAAGAAAGCCTTTGGAACTCTTAATGAAGCCATAAGTCTGTTTCTTAGATATTCAATATCATCGACAGCATCATAATCTAAACCACTAAGTGATTCGATGTTAGTTCCACTATCTCCACCCCTTACCGGTAAAAAGAAATCTTCTGTAAGGTTTTGAATGTTGTAACGAAGATTATAGTCACCTGTCTTCTCATCGATAACAGGAGCCTTCTTCATCTTATTAATTGTTTGTTGCATAAAGTTATCAACTTCTGCTGGTGGTATGTTACCAATATCTAATTTGAATACTCTTTTTTCTGGTGCTCTCATGATACGATGTATTAACATAGCGTCTTCCATAAGAGTTAATTGTTTCCACACCTTTCTACCACCCTCTAACATAGAACGACCATAAGGTACATAATTAGAATCTGAAAGTAATCTAAAGTGAGCTACTTCATAGTTCTCAAATGTCTTTGGGTCTTTCTGTTTAGCTGAGTGTCTACTACTATCACCTTGTGGTGTTAACATAAACTGAACTAATTGTGGATTATCAGGTTGATGTCCTTCCATTCTGGCTACATCGTAGGCGGACATAGGTGTTACATTTGTAATACCATACTTATCGGTAATTTCTAATTGTAAAAAGAAATCACCATACTTGTTCATATTACGAACCCAAGGCCATAGATTAAACTCTATGTTTAATATATCATAAAATAAATTATGAAGTATATCATGAATCTGGTCATTATCTGTTGTAATATCCAATACCTTACCATACTCATTTTTCATAGTAGATTCATCAGAATAGATATCTAAAGCAGAAGCAATTATAGAATCACTATCCATAGATTCGTAGTCTCTAAATAAACCTAAACGGAGTTGCTGTTGATATAGTTGGTCATTGTAACCATATTGTTGCATATTAGAATACAACTTACTATATCTATCAACTAAATTAGTTTGTACGTTGGATTGTAATTGTCCTGTGTCTACAATCTTTAACTTTCTTCCACCAATATTACGAACAATTGTATTCGTAGAAAATAGTCGTTTTAGTCTTGAAAATAAATCTTTATCTGCCATTTTTATGCCTCTTAGTTAAGTAACCAATCTAACGATTCTTTTTCTCCGTTGGGTCCTACTTCTATTTCCCAAGAGTTCGTTTGATTGGTTGGTTTTTGTGGTATCATCTGTGATGCTACACCACTCAAAGTTCTTTTAGTTAATTCTATTCCTTCATTTCGTAATCTCAATGCAGTATCTCTTACCCAAAGAGTCAAAGCAAAACTCATCACTAAATCATCGTTATATCCCTGCATCGCTTCAGCTTTATTATTGTTATATATAAATACAAACAACTCATCAATTAATCGATTTGAACGAACAATAACTGACTTTTCTCTGAAATATTCCTCTAATTTAGCGATTACCAAAGGTCTTGTCTTCATTGTCATAGAAAAACCAGCTACCATATTCCTATCTTGATTTCTATATCGATTATTTATTTGATGTTCTGTATCTACATACTTTAAATCTTTACTTGTATAGAAAAGGTTTTCATATCCCCTATCAATACATTGTTGTAAGGTAGCCCAACCTATGTTGTTGTTCTCAACTACTAATAATGCGTTGTTGTATTCTGTAGCAACGTTTACACATAGATTACCAAAATCTTTTGTGGACATTCTACCTTTATATTCAGCAACTTGTTCCATAGTTTCTACTTCCATAACATGAAATGCGGAATAATCTGAACCATCTCCTCTACTAACATCAGCACTAAGTACATAGTCTTTTGTATAGTTAGGTGTTTGCCATATCCAAAGGTTACTATCGACTCCTCTTTTCTCTAAAGGGTCTTGTGTTTGTTTTTCTCTATACTCTTCTAATATAACACCATCTATAACAGTTTGACCAGAAGTTAGAAAGTCACAATCACATTCTTGAGCCGCTAATGACGGGCCTAATAGTTTATCTTGTTCTGCTCTCCACTCATCGTTTCTCTCAGGATGTAAGTTCCAATGAAGTTTGATGAAGTTCCAATCGTTACTACCATCTTCTGCACCAACCCAAGTCTTATGAAACCAATTACCTATACCATTTGGTGTAGATAGTGCAATACA